GCATATTGCATACAGGTCGGCTCCATCGCGATAACGCGAGGTGTCTTGAGCGTCTTAGGAACGAGGGTCACCTTTACGGGTAACTCTCCACCGGGTTCGTGGATGTCCACCTGATCTAGAACGCCCATAAAATGGGAATTCGGGATCAAGTAGCTAGAAGAGGGCATAACCCTCTCCAGCCGGCGGGTCCAGGTCCGCTGATTCCACTTCTGGTTTCCCAGTATGTGGTCAGCGGTTGACCCTGGACCATGTTTCGGAACAAGGCGGTCAAACAAGACCTCTCGGTCAAGTTGATCAAAAACCTTGCCGAATAACAACTCAGAAACATCACGGAACTCATTGTGCATTTCTGCAGTGAGTTCCGCATCTGAGCGTCGGACATCCAGCTCACACTCGAGGTATCCAAGGATGGCAGCCTCCTGCCGTGCTGGTGAGCACGGGAGGAGGATCTTTCCAAACATCAGTGTTAACTGACGCAAGGATAAGATAGCATCCACACAAGGATCCTCGAGCAACGAGCCACTACTCCGGTCGAACACACGGTTGAGAAAACCTCCTAGAAACAGGGGGAGATCTCCCGTTCGTCCCTTACGGAACGAATGGTTGATACCGACCTGACCAAGGTCAAGCCATTTTTCGATGGCCTTTCCGAACTCAGGTAGGGTAATCGTTAGAAACGAGAACCCCTCATGTTCGACTCGCCTCGTGACAGTATTAATGTCACGAGTGGCGCTCGTGCAACATCTGTTAGCGCATTCCTGCGCTAACAGGGACCAGAGTGACATCAGGCTTTTCACCTGTCCCCGATGATTAGTCGAGGTACACCTCCTCTATCGAAGGTTCAGGATCCATAGCCTATGTTACTAAGGCTAGCTGTGGAAGATCACCTGCTTTTGCAGGTCTTCCGGCAGCGATTCGAACAGTTCCGTTATGTACACCCACCCGTCGTAACGGGCGTCCTTGACCATCGCGACAGAGTCGCAAAGGTCAAAGACACAGGGTGCGTAACGCATGCCGGGCATACCCGGGCGGCCTTCGATCGCGTTAGCGTACCGAAGGACCATCCAGGTGCCCTTCTTTGTGAGGAGCCTTTGGGAGTTATCCCATGAGCACCACACGAAGTCATGGGGACTTTCGCCCCCGGGATTTTGGGACACTTTCGTGTTCCTCTCTCTCAGGGGTTATCCCTGAGCGTTAGCTCGGGGAAATCCCGAATTGTTTTATTAACTGCTGTTACAGCTAGCACCATGGAGCGATGTCCCTTGCGGGACACGAACCTACCTTACGGCGAACTCTACGGGCTGAGACCGAGCAATTGCTCGACCCAGCTCGAATTAAAGAGTTCCCTGAAAGAGAGATGAACGAGATCGAAGACCACGACCACAAGAAGGACGGTTTTGTAACCGACCCTCAAGCGGACGTTGATCTCCGCCCCGTCACCTCTCCCAGGAGGTTCAGAACGGCGGATAGAGACCGACTTATCCTCCCCTTCCGGAGAGGGTTCGTCAGCACTCCACCCGCCATTGCCGCCACTACGACTCACCACCAAGCACTTTGGTGATGACCGCGTTCGAAGATGCGGTGAGCTGGCCGTTAAAGCCAACCCACACCGCAAGCGCCTCGGCCGCCGTATAACCCGCGGGCGGAAGATCGAAGACCGTATACACGGCCATACCGACCTTCACGTTTTCCGCGGGAACGAACGGATCCGAGG